CATCGGCAACTCCAGCATCGAAACCGCGAAGCAGTTCCCCGACGACGCCGTAGGGTGGGCGCTGCGGTGGAACATCGAGATGAACGCCGCGAAGGAGAACCAGCGGGCGTTCACCGAGCGTGGCGACCGTGTGGTGAAGCGCTTCACCGACGACCGCGAGGGCGAGCCGCGCCTGAACGGCGAGACGCGGGTGAACCTCTTCACGGCCAACGTGCAGACCCTCCGTGCGCTGCTCTACGGGAAGACCCCTCAGGTCGATGTGAAGAGGAGGTTTGCGGACCCCAATGACGACATCGCGCGAGTCGCTGGAGAAATCCTTCAACGTCTCCTCAACACCGACATCGAGAAGGATTCGGACACGTATGCAGAGAGCCTGGAGTCGGCTCTCTCGGACCGTCTGCTCCCTGGCCTCGGTGTTGTCCGCTGTCGGTACGAGGCGGAGTTCGAGGATCGAGAGACGCCTGCCATCACAAGGCTCGACCCACTTACGGGCGAGTCTGTCGAGCTTGCTCCTGCGTACACGGAGACGGTGAAGAAGTACGAGTGCGTGCCGGTGGACTACGTCCATTGGCGTGACTTCCGGTGGAGCCCGTGCCGGACCTGGGACGAGGTGCGCTGGATCGCCTTCCGCGTACCCATGACCCGCGACCAGTTGGAGAAGCGGTTCCCGAAGGACGCGAAACTCGTCCCCATGACCGCCAACCGGGACAAGTCGAAGGACACCCTCCAGGACGCGACCGAGCGGAACCAGGCGTGGCAGCGTGCCGAGGTGTGGGAAATCTGGTCGAAGGAGCAGAAGCAAATCTTCTGGTGGGTGGACGGCTACGACCGCATCCTCGACCGCAAGGACGACACGCTGGAGCTGGACGGGTTCTGGCCGGTTCCCCGTCCCATGTTCGCGAACCTCACCACCTCGCGGCTCATGCCGACGCCGGATTTCACGCTGGCGCAGGACCTCTACAACGAGATCGACTCGGTATCCTCCCGCATCACGCTGCTCGAACGCGCCATCGCGGCTCGTGGCGTCTACGACAAGACCTCCGAGGAGGTGAAGCGTCTCCTCTCGGAAGCCATCGCGAACGAACTCATCCCGATGGACAACTTCGCCTTGTTCAAGGAGAAGGGCGGGCTTGCTGCCACCATCGACTGGCTCCCCATCGACCTCTTCGTGGGGGCGATGAAGGAACTGGAAGCGTACCGGCAGAACCTCATGGCCCTGCTCTTCCAGGTCACGGGCATGAGCGACATCATGCGCGGGCAGGCGTCCTCCGGGGCCACCGCCACCGAGCAGGCGCTCAAGGCGAAGTTCGCTTCCACCCGTGTGCAGGAGTTCCAGAACGAGTTCGCCCGCTTCGCCTCCGACGCGCAGCGCATCAAAGCGGAGATCATCTCCAAGCACTACGACCCGGAAACCATCGCGAAGGAGTCGAACGTCCAGTTCATGTTCCCGCCCGACCAGCAGACCGCCGGGCAGGCCATCGAGCTTCTCAAGAGCGACTTCTACCAGTACCGCATCGAGGTCAAGCCCGAGTCGGTCGCCATGGCGGACATGACCGCCATGAAGCAAGAGCGCGGCGAGTTCCTCATGTCGGTTGCGACGTTCCTGCAATCCGCCGCGCCCATCGGGCAGGGCGCTCCGTGGGCGGTGCCGTACCTGCTCCAGATGCTCTCGTGGTCGATGGCTGGCTTCCGTGGTGGCTCGTCCATCGAGGGGGTCATGGACCAGATGGTCGTTGCCGCCAACCAAGCGCAGCAGGCGGCGGCTGCGAACCCGCAGCCGAACCCCGAGATGATGAAGGTCCAGGCCGAGCTCCAGGCCGAGCAGCAGAAGACCCAGATGGAGATGCAGATCAAGCAGGTCGAAATGGAGATGAAGAAGCAGGAGGCGCAGATGGACCTCCTTGCGAAGCGCATGGGCCTCGAACTCGACATGCAGAAGGCGCAGATGGACTTCAACATCCAGAAGCAGAAGGCAGCGGTCGAGGTCGAGAAGACCCAGATGGACGGGGAGCTTGCCCGCGAGCAGGCCGAGTTCGACTTCGAGGCCCAGGCAAAGCAGGCCGACCTCGACGAGAAGACCGCCATCCGCGAGGAGGCTCGCTCCATCCGTGACCACGAGATGGGGCTGGAGCAGCAGGCCGCGCAGCACAAGCAGAAGATGCAGCAGGCGAAGGAGAAGGGCTCCACCAAGCCCAAGGGGAAGTGATGAGATACATCTACCGTCCCGGCCACCCCAAGGCGTCGAAGTACGGTTTCGTCGCAGAGGTGGACTTGGACCTGCAACCGGAGAGCCTCGCGCTTCACGCCCCCGTGCTCGTGGGGCGGTTCTACGAGAACACGGCGGCGACGGACGGGACCGACATCGGCTCCCGCAAGCGCCACCGCGAATACATGAAGCGGAACAACCTCGCCATGGCGGACGACTTCAAGGGCGAGTGGTCAGGAGCAGAGAGGGAGCGGCAGGCCATCCGTAGCGGCGAAATCGACCGCAAGGCCCGCCGGGAAGCCGTCGAGAGAGCCATCCACCAAATCCACAAGCCGTAACCTGGAGAGAACATGCCTGCCGACATCGAAACCCCCGAGAGCGGCGGAGGAGACGACCTCCGCAACGACGTTGCAGCCGCGCTGGAGCAGGCGGAGGCTGCCTCACCCCCGCCCGCAGCAGAGGCACCTCCGCCTGCTCCGCCGGACACTACCGAGGCCCCGCCCCCGACCGAGACTGCCGAGGAGACTTCGGCCCGGCTGCGGGACGAGAAGGGCCGGTTCGCGAAGGCGACGGAGGAGAAGGCCCCCGTTCTCACGCCGAGTGAGAATAAGACGCCCGTTCAGCCTACACCCTCCACGGACACGCCCCCGGCGGCTGCCGAGCCCCCCAAGGCCCCCGCCTCGTTCAAGGCCATGGCCCGGGAGGAGTGGGCGAAGGTGCCCCCCGCCGTCCAGCAGGAGGTCCTGCGGCGGGAGCGGGAGACGGCCATCGCCCTGGAGCAGTCCTCCGAGGCCCGCCAGGGGTACCAGCGGTTCAAGGAAGTCCTGGGGCCCTACGAGGCCATGATTCGCGGCCAGGGCTCTGACCCCTACCAGACGGTCCAATCGCTGCTCCAGACCGCCGCTGCGCTCGCCACAGCCCCCCTTCAGCAGCGGGCGCAGGTCCTCGCAGGGCTCATCAAGACGTACCTGCCGGGGCGGGAGTCCCTGGAGGTGCTCGACAGTACCCTTGCGGGTGTCATGCAGGGAGCCCCAGCAACATCGACTCCTCCGCCCCAGTACCGCGACCCCCGGCTGGACGAAATCTACGAAACGTTCCAGCAGGCGAAGCAGCGGCAGGCGGCCACCCTGGAGCAGCAGGCGGCGGAGGGAGTCCGCGAGATCCAGGGGGAGGAGTTCTACGAGGATGTGAAGCTCATCGCGGCGGACATGCTGGAAGTGGCGGGGAACCAGGGGGTTGCCCTCACTCCGCGTGAGGCATACAATCGTGCGGTACTCATCCACCCGGAAGTTTCCAAGGTGGTCGAGCAGCGGCAGCGGAAAACGCTCGCGGAAAACCCTTCGGGGTCCATTGCGCGGGCGCGAGCGGCAGCTTCCAGCGTCCGGGGTAGCCCGGCAACGGCACCGTCGAGTGCCGTCCAGCCGGAAAACCTGCGGGACGTTCTGGAGGCGGCGTTCGACCGCGCAGGACGGTAGTGCGACGAAGCTCCCTAGGGGCCCATCGGCGCGGTAGTGAGGCGAACGGCAAGTGCCGTCCACGACCTAGAGTCCCCCGTGACATGAGGTGTGCGTGGCACGCTGGAAACCCGATGACGGCTTGACGGCTACTCAGCGCTACAACAAGCGGCACCCAGAACGGCGCAAGGCAATCGACAAGGCGTATAGGGAGAGGAACCCGGAAAAAGTGAAGGCGACGCAAAAGGCCAACTACCGGAATCGCGCGGACACCATGCGCGACTACAACCTGAAGCGCTGGTACGGCATCGACAAGTCGCAGTTCGATGCCATGCACGCGGCCCAGGACGGGAAGTGCGCCATCTGCAACGCAGACTTTTCCGAGTTCACCAAAGGTGCTTGTGTAGACCACAATCACGAGACGGGAATGGTGCGTGCGCTGCTCTGCTCACCCTGCAACATCCGGGTGGGCATCGTCGAGAACGAGAGCAAGTGGCGCGATTCGGTTCTGGCCTACCTGACGCTTCACAGAAAGTGAGGATGCCACCTTGGCATTCGCGAATACTTCGTATACAGACATCATTACCACCACGATCGAGAGCAGGTCGCGAAAGATCGCAGATAACGTGACCAAAAATAACGCGCTGCTCGCTCGGCTGAACCAGCGCGGCAACATCAAGACCATCTCCGGCGGTTCCGTCATCCTCGAAGAAATCTCGTTCGCGCAGAACGGGAACGGTGGGTGGTACTCCGGGTACGACCTCCTGCCGGTCGCCGCGCAGGATGTCATCTCGGCGGCGCAGTTCAACTTCAAGCAGCTTGCCTGCCCCGTCGTCATCTCGGGTCTGGAGCAGATCCAGAACTCGGGCCGCGAGCAGCAGATCGATCTCATGGAGGCCCGCATCAGCGTCGCGGAGTCCACCATGGCGAACCTGATGGCCCAGGGCGTCTACTCGGACGGCACCACGTTCGGGGGCAAGACCCTGACCGGCCTCGACGCCGCCGTCGAGACGACCATCACCGCCTCCCAGACCTCCACCTACGCGGGCATCTCCCGCAGCACGTGGTCGTTCTGGCGGAACTACTCGACGGGCAGCATCACCTTCCCGACCGTCGCGAACATCCAGACGACCATGAACCTCGCCTGGGCCAACCTCGTCCGTGGGTCGGATCGCCCCGACCTCATCATCATGGACAACAACTACTGGAGGATCTACATGGCGAGCCTCCAGCAGATCCAGCGTTTCACCGACCCCGACTCGGCCAAGCTCGGCTTCCCGTCCATCAAGTATATGGACGCGGACGTGGTGCTCGACGGCGGCATCGGTGGCTACGCGTACACGGCGTCCGGCGACCACGGCACCGCGTACTTCCTCAACACAAAGTACCTGCGGCTCCGACCCCACAAGGATCGCAACATGGTGTCCCTGTCGCCGAACCGCCGGTACGCGGTGAACCAGGATGCCGAGGTGGCAATCCTCGCGTGGGCCGGAAACCTCACCTGCTCCGGTGCCCAGTTCCAGGGCCGCGTCTTCACGACCTAGCCCCTGACCTGAAAGGAAAGGCACAGCCATGGCATACCCGACGACTCTCGACTACAAGATCACTTCCCCCGGCTACATCGGTGCGCAGCCCATCGCGCAGACCTCGACCACCCAGACTCTCCCCCTCGGCACGGTCATCCGCGCCGTGGACGCCAACTACGGCGAGGGCGAGTTCATCTACCTCAAGGGGGTGGCTTCCACCGCCGCAGGGGACGCGGTCGTCTACAACGTGAAGGCGGGCACGACCACCCGCACCGTCGCCACCTCGTCCGGCCTCGTCGGCTTCGCGATGAGCGCGAACGTCGCCAACCAGTACGGGTGGTACCAGATCAGCGGCGAGGCCATCGCCACCGTCGCCGCGAGCGTGGTCGCGGGCAAGACCGTCTCGTCCACCGCGACGGACGGCACCATCGGGCCCGGCGCGACCGGCATCACCCCGATCTACAACGCCACCGCGAAGACGGCCACCGACACCCCGACGACCGGCTGCGCCCAGATCCAGATCGCCCGTCCCTGGCTCTCCGGGTTCACGACCACCGTCGCCTAGTAGTCGCAACGAACGGGAGCCCGCCCCGGGGATGGTCCTCGGGGCGGGCGTTCCCGCACCAACATGGAGATGCAGATGCCCGAGCTTGCCAGTTCCGCCGACTACACCTCCCCTGGGATGCAGCAGCAAGGCCAGGGCGGAAGGCTCTACGTCCAGTTCAGCACGGAGGCCGTGCTCAGCGAGGAACTCTCCACCAAGGAGGGCCGCCCCGTTCACGTGGACGAGGAGTTCATCACCATCATCGTCCCCGGCGACCGCGACACCATCTGCCGTCCCGTGCGGCCCTCCGACCGGGAGCAGTACGCGGCCCAGTACGCCGCCTTCAAGAACAAGCAGGAGCAGCCCGTCACCGGCACGCCCCTCTCCGTCCTGCCCTTTCTCACCAAGGCGCAGGTGGCCGACCTCCTCGCCGCGAACGTCCGCACCGCCGAGCAACTGGCGAGCATGAGCGACGTTCTCGCGCAGAAGTTCATGGGCATGCACGGGCTCCGCAAGCGCACCAAGGACTTCCTCGACGCGGCGGCGGGCAACGCCCCCATCGAGCGGCTGAACAAGGAACTGGAGACTCGCGATAACACCATCGCGACGCTCCAGAAGGCAATCGACGACCAGGGCAAGAAGATCGAGGAACTGCTCAAGAACCGCATGAAGTAGGGGGTCACAGATGAGTTGGGCCACCGCAGGGGAGATCGTTAGCGATGCTGCGGTGGAGATCGGGCTCTCCCCGGTCGCCGACCCATTCTCGTCGAACGACCCCAACATCGTGCAGATGTGCCAACTCCTCAAGTCCCTGGGGAAGGACCTGCTCAACCAGCGTGAATGGTCGTACCTCCGCAAGGAGGCGACCTTCACGACCGTCCAGGGGCAGTCGATGTACCCGCTCCCCGACGACTTCTGGTACATGATCGACCAGACATGGTGGAACCGGACGAACCGGCTTCCCGTGGGTGGCCCGCTCTCCCCGCAGGAGTGGCAGTACCTCAAGGCCCGGCTCGTGGGGGTGGTGTTCAACGTCCTGTTCCGCCCGGCGCAGGGGCAGATCGAGCTCTACCCCAACACCAACACCCCGGGCGGGCAGGAAATCTACTACGAGTACGGGTCGAAGAACTGGGTGTCGTCCGCCGCGACACCCACCGTGCTCGGGTACGACAAGCCCACCACCTCCGACCAACTCGTGTGGTTCGACCCCCTGCTGCTCACCCGGGGGCTCAAATACAAGATGCTGCAAGCGAAGGGGTTCGACACCTCCGCCGCCGCGCAGGACTTCTACTCCACCCTCGACTCCATCAAGGGCGCGGACGCTCCCTCCCCGATTCTCTCGGTCACGCGGGGCAGCCGCAACGGGGTGGTGGACCCGCTCATCGGCACGCAGTCGGTGCCCATCACGGGGTTCGGCAGCTAGATGCGCTTTCTCCCGTTCACGCGCCAACTGGGTACCCCGCAGAAGCAGCGGTCGAAGGCATTTCACCTCACCGCCCCCGTGGGGGGCATCAACACGGTGTCGCCCGCGTCCTCCATGGACGCGAAGGACTGCCTCTACCTCTTCAACCTCATCCCGTTCCAGTACGGCCTTCGGGTGCGGTCGGGGTGGCACGAGCACGTGACCAACGTGGGCGTGAGCACGCCCATCCCGGATCTCTACCAGGACTGCTCGCCGCTCATGTTCTACCTCTGCGGCACGCTCGGCGGAGCGCGCATCGGCGCTTGGACGGGCATCAGCAACCCGGGCGTGCGCACGCTGCTCTCCTTCGCGGGCTCGAACGACAAGGGGTTGCAGGACCGGCTCTTCGCCTGCACGCGAGAGGGCATCTACGACGTATCCGTCTCCTCCGCCGCGCCGTCGCTCATGCACACGTTCGCGGTGCAGGACCTCACTTCCGGCAAGGGCGTCGGCACCGCCTTCACGAACGTCGCGGGCGAGCACATGTTCGCCTACTGCGACGAGACGAACGGCTACTACCTCTACCGCGAGAGCACGAACGCCTGGACGAAGGTCCTGGAGGGCAGCGGCACGGACGGGAGCACCATCAAGGGCGCGGACCCCACGACTTTCCGGTACGTGATGTCGTGGAAGAACCGCCTGTGGTTCGCGACGGCGAACTCCGCCACCGCCTTTTACCTACCCGTGGGGCAGTTTGCGGGCATCATCGACAACAACGATGTGCAGGCTGGCGGCTCGGTGAACTTCGGCTCCCGCTTCAAGTACGGCGGGAACCTCGTCGGCCTGTGGAACTGGACCGTCGATGGAGGCCAGGGCATCGACGACCATCTCGTCGGCATCTCTTCCTCCGGGGATGTGGTCATCTACACCGGCACCGACCCCGCGATTCCAGGGGAGTTCGGGCTCAAGGGCGTGTGGTGGGTGGGGCCGGTGCCGCCGGGGCGGAAGATTGCCTCCGCGTTCGGCGGCGACCTCTTCATCCTCGCGCTCATCGGCTGCGTGCCGCTCTCGAAACTCGTCGCGGGCTACATGATCCGCGACCCGAACATCTACGCGACGGCGAAGATTGCCAACCTCTTCAACGTCCTGATGACGGAGCGCGGCGATCTCGGCGGGTGGGAAATCAACATGCACCCCACCGACAACATGCTTTACATCTCGGTGCCTGCCTCGCCTGCCAAGGTGCAGGAAGTGCTCGCGATGAGCATGGCATCGAAGGGGTGGTCGCGTCTCATCGGCATCCCCATGACCACCATGGAAACATGGCGGGGCAAGCTCTACTTCGGCACCGCCGATTCCCGCGTGTGCGTGAACGAGGGCTACGTGGACGGCGACACGCTCGACCACTCGACCATGTGGGAGATCGAGTTCTCGCTCCTCACCTCGTTCCAGGGGCTCGGCAGCTCCCAGAAGAAGCGCATCCACATGATTCGCCCGTTCTTCATGACGGACGGGACGAACCCGGGCTACTCGGTGGAGAGCCGGTGGGACTTCGACATCTCTGCCGTGCCCTCCATGAGCGTCCCGGCGGACCTCATGGAGACTTCCGTGTGGAACACGGGCGTCTGGAACGTGAATCATTGGGACGACGGTATCGACAAGGCGGGGCACTACCACGGTGCGGCGGGCATGGGCACGCACGCGGCGGTGATCCTGCTCGGGTCGGCCACGACCAACACGACCTTCGTGGGGTTCGACGTGGTCATCGACCAGGGGGGCATCCTGTGATCATCGGGGCCGCCCCCTGGATGCACTTCCCCTGGATCATCGAGCGTGCGGGCGTGACCGCCACCGCCGGGTTCAAGGCCATCGAAGCCATCGGGGCCGATGGGCGCATCCACGGCATGATGGGCTACGACTCGTGGACCGACAACTCGGTCGTGATGTCGATTGCCCTGGAGAACCCCGCCTGCTTCCGCAGCCTCGTGCGGGCCGGTTTCGAGTACCCGTTCATCCAGGCGAACAAGGGAATCGCTCTCTGCACCGTGCGAGCGACGAACTCACGCAGCGTGAGATTGACCGAGCACGTGGGGTTCCGGCTCGTGTACCGCATCAAGGACGGCATCGCCGTAGGGGAGGACATGCTCCTCTACGAGATGCGCCGGGAAGACTGCCGGTGGATTCCGGCGCAGTTCAGAAAGGCGGCCTAGCATGGGTGGCAAGGGTGGTGGTGGCGGGAAGAAGGGCGCGAGCACTCCCGCGCCGGACTTCTCCAAGGCCGCGATGGTGAACCAGAGTGGCCCCGCCGGGTCCTCGACCTGGAACAACGGCGCGCTCACCTCGCAGTTCTCCGGCCCCATGGCAGGGGCGTGGAGCGGTGCTTCGGGCGGCATGGAGAAGGCGGCGAACTACGACCCGACCCAGGCCCGCGACGCTGCCATCACGTCGAACTACAACCAGGGGCTCTCGCGGCTCCAGCCGCTCCAGGCGCAGGAGCAGCAGCGGTTCACCTCCGGCGCGGCCAACATGGGCCTCGACCCCGGTCAGCAGGCGTATCAGACCGGGCTCGGCAACATGCAGCGCAACCAGACCGACCAGATGAACAGCCTCATGGCGAATGCCATCCGGCAGGGCAACGAGACGCAGACGACCCAGATGGCGCAGATGCGTCAGCCGTTCGAGCAGGGCGCGGCGATGCTCGCCATGCTCCCCAAGGGCAACCCCAACGCAGGGCTCGCGGCGGCACAGGCCCAGTACGAGGCGGGCAAGGACGCCACCTCCGCAAACCAGGGCAAGAAGGGGCAGACGATGGGCGGGCTCGGAAGTCTGGGCGGCACCGTGTTCGGCGGGCCGCTCGGCGGGGCAGTCGGCGGGAGCCTCGGCAGCAAGAAGGGTGGGAGCAAGCCGCCCGACAACTACTTCGGCACCGGCGACCCGATGGCGGGGCACAGTTAGGACGGCACCATGGCACGCACAGGACTCGAAGAGATCACTCCCGAACTGGTGCAGATGGCGGCGGAGTATTTCGGTATCAACGAGGATGCCGCGCTCCAGAAGCTCCAGTACGCCCAGGCTCAGAAGGCGCGCGAAACCGCGATGCCCGCAGGGCTCACGGTGCGTGACCAATACATCGCGCCCTCCGTCCTCGGGGTCGCTTCCTCCACCATCGAGCGCATCCGTGGCGGGCAGGACGAGCAGAAGGCTCTCGCGCAGCTCCAGGCAGGCATTCTGCGGAAGAAGGACATCAACACCTCCGCGCTCATGGCAGACCTCGCGCGGCGGCAGGCCGAGGCGGCTCCCCCGGACCCGATGATGTCCCCGCACCCCATGACCGACGAGGAGCGCGCGTTCGTCGGCTCCACCCCCGTCGAGTACGGGGTGGGGAAGACCGACTTCATCCCGGAGGGTGAACTCTCTCACGAGAACGCCCCCGTCCGCGCCGCGCCGAAAAAGCCCGTGGTGCCGCCCCTCGGCCCGCCGGAAAATTCGAGCCCCAACCCGAACCAGTACGCCCCACTCCGCTCGCCCTTCCGGGGCTACAAGCAGGGCGGCGTGTGGCCGCTCCCGGGGAAGTAGCCATGCCGAACATCTACGACCTCATCATGGGAAGCGGGCCGGACGCGCAGGAGACCGCGCAGGCCATGGCCTCCCGCATCCGGGGCCAGCGCGGCATGGGTGCGCTCGGTGCCGTCGCGGGGGGCGGGCTCCCCGGGCTCGGCAAGATGACCGCCGACGACGCCTCCGAGGACCAGAAGACGCTCCTCGACGCCTCCAAGGCGCGGGCCCAGTTCGGGGAGGAGAAGCGCAATCTCACGCAGAGTCTAGCCGCCTCCAGGAACGAGAACGCGCTCCAGAAGGCGCTCATCGACGCCAACGCCAGGATGTACGGCGCGGACGCGGGCCTGGAGGGGCGCATGTTCGCCGCCACCCTCGCCGCGCAGGCGGCGGGGGACCGCAAGGGCGCGGCGCGGGACGCGAAGACCGAGGGATGGGTGCAGAAGTTCGCCGCCGACACGAAGGACATCGCGGCCATGCCCGATGACCTCGCGTACTTGCAGAAGATGGCGCAGAAGCGAGACATCCCTGGCACCGGCCCGCTGGAGGGCTACCTCCCCAACTTCGCGCTCTCCCAGGAGGGCGTCGATACCCGGCAGGCAGCCATGCGCCTGCTCACCGCGCTCCTCTACATGCGGTCGGGCAAGGCCGTGACGAAGCAGGAGATGGAGAATCAGCTCATCGCTCGCGGGCTCGGGGACAAGGCCACGGTGGACCAGTTCCGTTCGGGTACGTCGCAGCTCGAAAGGGAACTGCGCACCGCCTACAAGGACTTCCGCGCAAAGTACCCCGGAGAGGCCATCTCCATGTTCCACGAGCGGGGCGGTGGCTCGTCCCTCAAGGACTTCGACAAGGGGCCCTCCATCGGTTCCGGGGAGGTTGCCGGGGCGGATGCACCGCCGGTGCAGGGCGCGTTCAAGACGAAGAGCGGTCGGTGGGCCGTGATGGGCGCGGACGGCAAGGCCGTCTACGTGAAGTGAGGGACCATGCCTGAGTACGTGCCACAGGACGACCTGCCCACCGAATTGGTCCCCGCGAGCGACCTCCCGGGCCCCGACAAGCGTCCCCCGGGGCTCTTCAACAAGGCCCTGGGAGTCATCTCCGGCAAGCCCGGCGACCCCTCGACGCTGGAGCGCATCGGCATGATGGTGGCGGGGCAGCCCACCACCCCCTACGGGGAGCTTGTCCGTGCAGGTGGCGCGAAGCTGATGAGCATGCTCCCCGGGCGCGGTGACTACGACACGGAGCGGCGGCGGATTGCCGCCTCCGAGGGGATGCCGGATCTCACGCAGAGTGAGGACGCCTACCTCGCGGAAGGGGACCGCAGGTGGAGGGAAGAGGCCCCCTACCTCGGGCTCGGCGTTCACACCCCGCTCAACGTGGGCAAGCCTGGGCTCACCTCCGCCGTGAGTTTCAACAAGCCCATCTTCGGCAAGGCCGCCGACGCCGCCGAGCGGAGCGGCGCGCGGTACATGACGAAGGCGCTGCACGCCTCTGATGCGGACATCCAGACTCTCCGAGAGAAGCTCTCCACCCCCGGCGGCGACGTAGCTCTCGACGCAGGGCGCGTGGTGCGTGACCTCACCATCCCCTCCACGGGTGAGCGGGTGCTCCCCATCTTCGCGAAGTCCCGGGGCAAGAACGCCCGCGCGCACACGGCGCTCAGCGAGATGGGCGCTGCCATCGGTCAGACGGTGGACGAGGCGACCACCCGCAACCCGCGCAGCGTGCAGGTGAAGGACCTGCTCGACGAGGCGGCTGCCGCTGCGGAAGCGATGGACACGCGGGCCGAGCGCGCGGTTTCGCCCAAGACCCCCGTGAACGCCCGCACCACCGCGCAGCGCATCTACGACGAATACATGAAGGCGCGGGAAACCGCTTCCCACCTCCAGTACGACGAGCCGGGGCAGGTGGAGATGGGGGCGACCTCGACGACCATCCGCGACCCCGGTACGCCGGGGCTGCGCGCTGGCGTGCCCACCAAGGTCGTCGGGAGAGCGGAGGAGGGTGTGGGCGCGAAGGCGGTGACGCGCCGCGCTCCCGGCATCGAGAACGAGCCCATGCTCCCTACGGGGAACCTCATCACCGACCCAAAGACCGGCGCGGTCACGATGGAGATGGTGCCGAGCCAGATGGGGCGCGTGGGGGAGCCGGGCTACCGGCGCCCCATGGCCCCTCTGGAGGGCCGTCCGCAGCGACCGGCGAGCGAGCTACTGCGTGACCAGGATGCGCTGCCGCGAGTGGGCGAGCCCGACATCTCGCAGCTTGCCAACACCTCCGAGGACATCGCGCTAAGGCAGACACGTGATGTGGTGCCCACGCACCCCGTGGAGCCGAACTGGAACAGCACCCTCACCCCGGATCAGAACGCCACCTACCCGCAGGACTTCCGACCCAACCAGGGATCGGCGGCTCGCCCGCGTCTCCTGCACGAGCCCGCCGTGCCGCACCCCGGTACGCCCACGGAGGCGGTGCAGAGTCACCTCTTCCCCACCGCCACCGACGCGGCGGGGGAGTGGGCTCCGAGCAAGGTCCCTGGTCCTCCGGGGCCGCCGAAGCACGTGGGCTCCAACGTCGAGATCGGCCCCTCCATGAACCCGGAGGAACTGCACGCGCTCATCCAGCGGCTCGATGAGGACGTGTGGCAGACCGGCATTGAGAACAGCCCCACCAACCCGCAGGCGTACATCGACGCCAACCCCGAGCTACGGCTCAAGCAGCGCATCGCGGGCATCGCCGCCGAAAAGCTGAAAGCAGCGGTGAAGGAGGCCCTCGGGGACACGCGCAGCGAGTGGTTCGACCGTGACATGCGGGACTTCTCTGCGACGAAGACGGCAGCAACGCCGCTCAAGTCCGCCGCCAACACCGAGGCGGGCGGTGGTGGTTTCCAGGGGCTCTCCCCCACCACGGCACGCCGAGTCGCCTTCGGCGGCATGGGCACGATTGGCCTGGGCACGGGGAACATCCCCCTCGCCGTGGCCGCTCTCGGCGGGGAAGCTCTCTCCACCGCAGGCAATAAGTACGGCGCGTCCATGACGGGGCGGGGGCTCACCCGCGCGTCGAAGGCACTCCGCGCCTCCACCGTCCCGGGCTACAACATCACCGAGCCTGCCGCCATCCAGGCACTCGTTCAGCAAATCGCAGCCGAGAAGATGCGCAAGGAGAAGAAGAATGCCCCGTGACAGCAGCGGTAACGTGTCGCTCCCCGTGGGAAACCCGGTGGTGGCGAACACGGACATCACGACCGCGTGGTGCAACCCGACCATGGCGGACCTCGCTGCCATGCTCCAGGACTCGCTCTCCCGCACGGGCAAGGGCGGGATGCTGGTCGCGTTCCTCAACGCCGACGGCACGGTGTCCGCTCCGGGCATCTCGTTCCTGAACGAGCCGAACTCCGGGCTCTACCGCGTAGGGGCCTTCGACCACCGCTACGCCGTGAATGGTGTGTGGCAGCTTCACCTCAACACGACCCAGGTGGAGACGAGGAACGACCTCGTGGTCGGCAACGACGCCGACATCCGAGGGGACGCCAACGTGGATGGAACCCTGGAGGTCACAGGGGTAGCGACGTTCGCGGCCACTCCCGTGTTCTCGGCGGGCCTCAGCGGGATCTTGCGGACGAACCTCCCTGCCGTGGACGAGGAGGTGGGGGCGCGCGGCGTGTTCACGGGCAGTTCGCTTGTCGTGAACGACCTGAGCGCGGAAATCACGCTGCCAGCCACCACGGGCCGCCCGGTGATTGTCAGCGTGCAGCCGGGAGATGCCGTAGGGCCCAACGCGATCTACCTGGAGGCCGATGGTGCCGGCGACCGCTACGCCGATGTCTACATCGCGCGAAGTGTCGATGGCGGGGCGTTCTCGGAAATCGCGGCCTACACCGTGTACGCACTCGCCGGATCGAACGGAGCCTTCGCGGCGAAGCCGCTCAACATCGGCTCGTTCATCGACACGCCAGGGGCGGGGTCGATCAAATACAAGCTCCGCTACAAGGTGGACGCAGCCGGTGGGACGGTGACGAACGCTGGCATGGTCGTCGTCGCCTACGAGATGTGACCATGCTTGCCATCAAGCCAGGAGTGGACGTTGGAGGCATCACCCCCGAGGTGCTGCTCGGTGCCACCATCCTCGCGGAAGTGTTCTGGCGGCACGGGGTGCCCACCGTCATCACCTCCTGCATGGACGGCAAGCACAAGGACGGCAGCCTGCACTACCTGGGGCGCGCTCTCGACATCCGCCTCGCCTCCCGCTTCAACACGACGGAGGGCATCGACCTCAAGCTACTGCTGGAAGGGCGGGCCTCCCTCGGGGAGCAGTACGACCTCATCCTGGAGGCAGACCACTTCCACCTGGAGTTCGACCCCAAGAAGGACGACCACGCATGAAACGCCTTGCCATAGCGGGTTTCCTGCTCTCCGCCTGCGTGACCATCCGGCCCACGAGCGCGGTGGCCGCCCCTGGGCAGGTGCTCCAGTTCGTCCTCTCCGCCGCCCCCGTGGTGTGGTCCGTCACCGGTGGCGGCACCATCGCGCCCGATGGCACCTTCACCGCCCCCGGGTGCTCAACCTCACTCCCCGTGACAATCACCATCACGGCGACTTCGGGCGGCAGCACCACTTCCACCTCCGTCACCGTGGACGACAAGGTGACGGGCGTGACCATTTCCCCGGCGACCATCACCCTCGCGCCAGGGCAGACGCAGAAGTTCACCGCCACCGTGAAGACCGTTTGCTTCCCGGCGGGGGTTGTCCAGCAGATGCAGATCAAGCGTCCCAAGGACGGAGGGCCAGCCGTAGCCTCAGTAGTCCCACCGGGGGTGTAGGGAGGGTCGTATGCCGGTCATCAAGTCGTGGAAAACCACCGCAGCAGGCATCACCGCTATTCTCCTCGCCGTGGGTAACGCGTTCTCGCAGTTCCTCGGCGGCGGGCTCGCAGCGGTCAACTGGGAGGTGCTCATCGCGGGCGTCGTGGCGGGCATCGGGCTCATCTTCGCGAAGGACGCGGGCGTGACGAACGCCGTCCTGCCCGGCCCGGCGCAGAACGTGCCGGTCCCGCCGAAGCTGCCCTGAATGGCCTCCGCCCTGGAGCAACTGGCTTACGGCATCGCGAGAGGAGTCGTGCGTGCGTGGTTCGACGAACTGGCGGTCCAGCGAACGGCGGAGCGGGAGGTCCCTGACCTCCCTGGTGATGCTGACCGTGCTCGTCGCTTCCGCGATGCTGTGGAGCGGTTGCGCCGGGGCGGGGGTGATACCGGACCCGAACATCCCCCATCAGGTGGCGGCTGAAACCTGCGTGGAGGTGTGGGCCCGGCTCCCCTCGGGGGAGATGAAGAGGACAAAGGTGCGACTGCTGGAGGGTTGGTGGGTCGCTTCTCCGCAGGTAGTGGACCCACCAAAGTAGGAGGGGGCATGACCGAGGAAACACAGGAGGGCCAGAACTACCCGCAGCGCCGCAGACGCGGCGACTCGGGTATTCCCGATTGGGCGAAACTCGCGGTGGCGGTGGCAGCCGCCACGGTGAGCGTCGTTCTGTGGGCCAACGCCAACTTCATCTCCCGCGCGGAGATGAACCAGCACCTCGACCAGCAGGCGAAGGACTTCGCCCGGGTGTCGTCGAGTCAGGAGCACTACGCCGACGCGGAGCGCAACACGGCGGGCAACCTCTCCGAGATCAACTCCCGGCTCACCCGCATCGAGACGATGCTGGAGGCCAGGGGACCGAGCGGGAGGAAATAGGGTCGCAGCGGTACTCGGAATCCGTGCTTCGTCGGAAGGCAGGCACGGCGAGGCTCTCCAGACGGTCGCGCCCACCCGACTTGAATTCCGAGAGGTGGGAGTAGTTCTAAGGGTACGCCCGTATAGCAACATGGCCCACGGGGGCGTACCGTGGGCCATGCTCGTCACCCTCCTCGTCGCCGTGATCGTGGCGTCCATCGTCTACTGGATCGTGACGCTCATCCCCTTCCCGCCCGGCCCCTTCAAGAACATCGTGCTCGCCATCCTGGGGCTCATCTTCCTCCTATGGGTCCTCCAGACGACGGGCGTGTTCGGCGGCGACCCCTGGTTCGGCGGGCGTAGGCTCCGCTAGTTCTCACGGGGAGTGATACTTCCCCCTCCCGCCGCACACGGGGCACGGGCGAAACGCGCCCGTCACCGGGTTACGAATCTCGCCCCCGCACTCCCGGCACGGCGCTCCGCTGGCGGGCTCGCGGTAGCTTGCGTAGAGGCTCTCGACCGTGACGGCTCCGCTGGCGGGCGGCGCGGGCTGGCACGCGGGGCACTTGCGGAACCCGGAGGTGTACCCGTCACCACCGCACGCGGGGCACGGGGACGGTTCATGCACCGGGCTGCCGACGTTTAGCTCGCCGTACCCGAAACACTCCGGGCACCGCTCCTCGGGCGCTCCGCTGCCGGGCTCGCGGAAACTCGCGTACAGGGACTCGACCGTGACGGCTCCGCTGGCGGGCGGCGCGGGCTGGCAGGGTGTCGAGATCGAATGGATGACCCCGTTCTCGCCCTCGTCCGTCACCTGTCCCACGGCAAGCGTCCACGCCCCACAGGTGCAGCGGAGTCGAGGCGGGATGACGCACCGCGCCCCCTCCCCCCGCTCGGCGCGCTCGGGCGGCGCAGCGAGGGCCGTGCGAAGGGCGTGGTAGCCGGGCAGGTACAGGTTGACGAGGGTGGCGTGGTTCGCGTTCACGAACAGCGTCGCCAGTTGCTCGATTCGTTCGGCTCGCGTCATTCGCCCTCCCCCCGTGGCTGCGCTGCGCCGGACAGGGCGGCGACACCATCGGCAACCGCACCAGCGAGAGCGTCGAAGGAGTCGGAGGTGATCTCGTACCCTGGCCGCCCCCTTCCGCACGGGTCGTATGACGGGCGCGTCCCCTTCAGACCCTTGAGTTTGGCGTCGATCTCCCGCAGCGCCGCTTCCAGGGAGGCCACGCGGGCGCGGGCCTCGTCGCGCTCCCGCTCCATGATCTTGAGCCGGGCCGTCCACAGTTCGTCCATCCTCGCGTGCCTCATGCCGCATTCCTCCTTACTCCGACGTAGGTGGAGAGGGCGGCGAGCAACGCCTTCTGGGTGCGGTCCTTCGCCCCGATGGCGAGCATGACCGCCTCGTCCACCGTGTCCTTCGCGACGATATGGTGGACGATCACCTTCTCCTTCTGCCCCTGCCTCCAGACCCGGCGGATGAACTGCTCGTAGTCTTCGAGGTTCCACGTGAGCGAGTGCCAGATGACCGTCGCGGCGGTGCCTTGGAGGTTGAGCCCGTGGGCGACGCTTTGCGGCTGCGCGAGGAGGACGGGGATTTCACCGGCGTTCCAGGCTCGCTCGATTTGGGCGAACCGAGAAGCAGCAACACCTCCTCCAATGTGAGGTGCCCCCGGAAAGGCCCGCTGTAGACGAGATAGGTCGTGGGCGTACTCGTAGGCGATGAGCACAGGTCGTCCACTAAGGCTCTCAACGATTTCGGAAACGGCCTCCACTTTGGCCTCGTGGATGTTCGTCCATTCTTTCCCACCTTCATGATAGAGCCCTCCGTTGGCAACCTGCCTGCACTTCGTCGTGGCGGCGGCTGCGTTCGCCGCCGTGATGCTCTCCCCCTCCAGCACCGTGAAGAGGTCCTCCTCCATCTGCGAGTAGACCTGCCTCGCCCTCACGGGGAGTGAGACTTGCACGGTGTTGTAGATGAGGGGTGGCAGGTCCAAGTAGTCCTCCGCCGACAGGCGCATGACGAGGGGTTTCAGCTTCTCGTAGATTTGCTTCTCCGCCCCCTGCTGGAGTCGCCACTCGTACCCGCCGTAGCCCGTGGGGGTGAAGTAGTTTGAGCGGTAGTGCGTGATGAAGCTGCCGAGGGCTGCCCCTCCGTCGAGGATGAAAACCTGCCCGAAGAGGTCCATGAGCCCGTTCGGCGCGGGGGAGCCGGTGAGGATGTACCGGCGCTTGAAGTGGCGCAGGTACGGGCGCAGCGTCTTGAACCGTGCGGTGTTGGTGTGCTTGAACCGCGTGCTCTCGTCCACCACCAGCATGTCCCAGGGCCACGGGTCGGAGCCCGTCTTGCGGAGCATCGGCCCCGCCTTCCCGTAGGTGCCGAACAGCCACGCGAGCCCCTCGGGGTTGATGATGTGGATGTCGCTCTTGTCGTGGACCCGGGAGTCCTTCTCGGGCCCGTGGAGGAGGGACCAGGAAAGCCCGTTGAAATCAGCCCACCGTGCCACCTCCCCCGGCCACACCGAGTAGGCGGGCCGGAGGGGGGCGATGACGAGCATCCTCTTCACGAGCCCCTTCGCCTTCAGCACCTTGAAGGTGGCGAGCATGATGGAGGTCTTGCCGAGCCCGGGGTCGAGGAACAGGCCCGCCGCTCCCTGCTGGACGCAGAACTTCACCGCCGCCTTCTGGTAGGCGTGGGGCTTCCACGCCTGCGCGGCGGGTGGGAGGAAGGCGTCCATTAGAACATCCGCATCTGCCGGGGGTCGGGCTTCGTCGGGTAGAGGCGCATGTTGTCGATAATGGCCTTCCCCACCTCCACATCTTTCACGACCGCCGTGCTCCACCCGAGTTTCGCCAGTTCCGCGTGGCGGCGCTTCTGCAACTCCGTCAACTTGCCGCCGTCTGCCTTGAACTCGATCCAGCGCACCTGCATGTCCTTCCCGAGAAAGAGGCGGTCGGGCCAGCCTGCCGCCCCACGGGGGCCATTCATGGACAACTTGATGGACACGACTCCGTGCTTCTTCGCGTAGTCCACCACCGCCTGCTCGATGCTACGTTCGGTTCGCTTCACGTTGCCTCCGCTCGCGCCTTCGCGCGTTCATCCTGCACCGCACGCACAACTTCTCTCCCGATAGCTTCCGTATCTCGCCCCCGCAGGGGCACCACCGACGCTGGAACGCCTCCCTCACCTGCTCCTCCGCCCGCTTGAGGGTGACTAAATCCGAGAGACTCGGTCGCGCCATCGTGCCCGCTCCCTGTTGAAATCGGCCCACTCCCGCTCGACGCGCTCCCACTCGTCCGCCAGCTTCTCCCGCTGGTAAAAGCTACCCGCCGAAAAAGCCGCGAAAACGATGATGAGAACAGCACATCCCTGGAGGATGTAGACTAGAACTTGCATTGGAGCCTCCGCGCGCATTGGGACACGCGCACCTGCGAGATTCCGTACTCCGCCGCCAACCGCTCCTGGGTGGTTCCGCCGAACAGGTAGCGAGCCCCCACCTCCCACCGCACCTGCGGGGTCAACTTCCCCGCGAGGTGCGTGCCGTGCTGCACGGTGTCCCGGTTGTTGTCCCCCTGCGTGCCCACGGTGAGGTGCTGCTCGTTGCGGCATAGGGCGTTGCCGCAGAGGTGCCGCGTCACCTCCCCGGGCCGGAGGTCCCGGCCTAGCTTTGCCACGAGCACCCGCCGCGCCATGCGCTTTGCGTGGGTGCTAGAGCAGGGCACCTCCTCGCAGGCTACCCGAAACGACATGGCCCGCCCTTTCCCTTGGCGAAGGCACACCATCGGCAGGTGAAGTTCGGGGTGGGGGCGAACTCCGTGTCGGTGAGCATCGGCTCCACCCGGGCCTCCCAAATCTCACGGGTCGTGAGAACGTCCTTCATGGAGAGCGTGCCCTCGGGCTTTTCGACGAACTCCCCGGTGTCCGTGAAGATGAGCCGCCCGGTGGCGAACTCCGCCTCCTCCGCCGAAAGCACCGCCAGCGCGTAGAGGTTGAGCTGTTGCGCGTGCTTCTCCGCGTCCCGGGCGTTGTTCTTCCCCGACTTCCAATCGGTGACGCGCACCACCTTGAGGAGGGCCCGGTTGCGGGTCTTGGGGCGGGCCTCCTCCACTACGTCGATCTTGCAACGGAGCCACGCCTCCTGGCTGAACCAGTCCACCGGCTTCCACGAGTCGTTGAAGGCGAGGGCCTGCTCGACCTTCACCTTCCCCTTCCGGTAGGCGGCGCGGAGCCGCTTCAGCTCCCCCTTCACCCGCTGGAGGTCGGCGGACACCGCGCCATCCCCGATGATGAACTGCTCGGCCTCCGAGTGGATGCGCGTCCCCCGGTCGAGGGCGGGGGCAGGCGGCTCGGGCAGCTTCTCGACGTACT